CGATAACAAACCCCATTGATGTTCTTCTGACCATCGGCTGGACTTCTAGCCGGTGGGCGCTTTGTAAAAAATCAATTAGAGCTGATTTATTAATTTGTAAAGCATATTCGCTCAAATATCAGTATCCTGGCTGCCCTATATTGCAGTCTCTCGCTAATTATATTCTTCGCTGTGGTGGCCGTTTAAACAAGCCGCTTGTATATATTGAAAAGAATTATAATCAGTGGGAGAGAGAAAATCTTTTCCCCAAGGCTGTTTTTGAAAATGGCGATGTCAGCATTTTTCCAAAGCTCAAAAATAAACCAATTGGTATGAATACACGCATGTTGATGGAAAAGGAATATAAAGTACCATTGGATATTCAATTTAAGATAGAGAAACATTTTGAGTCTCTCAAGACAATACAACCAATCAATTTAGATTGTCTATTTCAATACTGTTCTAAAGACCAGATACATTATTACAATATATATTGTAGAACAGTACGTAGTGATCAAACATTCTTACAATCCGACTTTTTACCTGTAAAAGAAAAACATGAATTTGAAGTCGAATATTGGTAATTTGGGTCTGTGTGTTAACCACCCAAAACGGTGCAATATGCTCAATAGTTCCGTGCTAAATAAAATGCCTAGAGACTGCACGGGTGGCCGTCAGTTCACACAGATGTACAGTCCTTTATTATTCAAAAGCATCCAATACATGAATAACTTATCTAATCGATTTTCTCGAATGTCGAGACCAAAACCTAAAACGAAAATAAACAAATTAAAACCAAAAGCGATGATGCCTGCTAAAAAGGCACGTAGACCGAGAGTGAGAAACACTATCTCCTCTTCGGAACAAGTTGGTGCAGCTATTGCATATTCCCAGCGAATCAAAGGCTCAGTGCCTATAATTAAAGCTGACAGGAATTCTTGCCGCATAATACACCGAGAACTGATATCACCTTTTAATGTTGGCTCAGCAGTACCTTTCAATGTAACAAATACTTTCCAAATCAATCCTGGTTTGAATGCCACTTTCCCTTGGTTATCTACTCAAGCTCAAAATTGGGAGATGTACCGTTTCAACAAATTGCGATTTGTCTTCATTACAGCCAGTCCCACTACTCAGAGTGGTTCTGTTGCACTAATTCCAGACTACGACTCCGCCGATCCGGCGCCTGCTAGTTTCATGGAAGCGTCAAGTTTTGAGGACTTTATCGAAGATGTTGCTTGGAAAAGAATCACTTGTGATCTCAAAACGAGTGCGATGTTTCCAATGGGACCTAGAAAATTCGTACGAACTAATGCTCTTGCTGCGAATTTAGACATAAAAACCTATGATTGTGGGCAAGTTTTTGTGATTGCTAACAATGCCGATGGGGCACTGGGCAACATTTGGGCAGAATACGATATAACATTACATGTTCCAACCATCATACCAGGAATCACTGCAGTTTATCAACACATTATATCTGCAGCTGTTCCTACGTCTGCGGACATTCTCAACACTGGGGATGGGTACACTGGAACCAATATAGTGTCCATTGCTGGCAGTGTCATAACTTTTCTTTCAGCTGGGAGTTATTTTCTCAGCTACTACGCTACAGCAACAACTACAATTACACAAACTGCTGTGCCTTCTGTAGATGGCACGGCAGCTGTTTTCATAGATGCATACAATGGTGTCGGGTATGCATCTGCTGGTTCTGCGACAACCAAATATTTACTTAACTGCGCCATCACCACTTCAGTTGGAGGTACACTTACCCTCGACAACACGGTGGTTGCAGGTCTGACTGCAGAGTTAGTAGTAACCAACTGCACAAGAAATTTCTCTTAAAACATTTGCCCCTGCACGGCATTAACTGACAGCGCTGGTAGTGCGACACGGACCGTCTTTGTAACATATAAAATAAAATATAAAATAAGATCCGCACGTGGATCCCAACAGCTTATGATACGCTCTACTGTGGACACGGGTGACCATGCCGCTCTAGACGGCTGGGTAACTCTTCTTTAGAGTTCTGGAGGATTCCAACAGCATATGATACGCTCTACTGTGAACTCCTAATGCCAGGCAACCCAACAGCATATGATATGCTCTACTGTGGTGCTGATGCGGTGCACATTGTGTTTTGGTCCTAATACTGCGATTAAGGAGCGCAGAAATACCATTATTATCAATGTAGCGATCCAAGATAGGGTGTGGGGTTGAAGACCCACATTTCTATAAAGGCTTCTTATAGTCTTCCATGGGGCCCCTTATAACATTTCCTAGGGGTTTTGCATGAAGTTCCATTAAGAGACCTATAAAAGGAGTAGTAAACCTAACC